GCGAATGCAGCAAGTCAGCCAGCCGGCGGTAATGAGCAATGTTCAGGTGGGCAACATCCGCCAATGGCGGCGAAGCGCACAAGAATCCCTCGCGTTCAGCGTAAATGCTGACCAGCGGAATGTAGCCCAGGTCATAACTGCCCCTTTCGACTGGCTCTTGCTTGTCGGCCTCAAATACTTGGTATGCGCCTGGGGTGATGATGCGTGCAATGGGCACATATTCTTCACCGTACGTCCCTTTTGCTGTCTTGCGTTCCTCCTGATAGCGGAACATCGTCAGCGGGGCACCGGGTTGATCGCTTTCCCGCCGGCTGCCCAGGTACTGCCACGGGTCCACTGGCACCAGATACGGGCGCAGGGGATCGAGTTCATCGGCAGCAGTGCGGACCTCAGGGCGCTTGCGGGCATCAACGATCAACGATGACATGCCATACGTCAGCGCCACTTCAAGCCGCTTCTTGGCAAATTGATCAAGCGATGAACCGTCACCGTCTACATCCTTGCGCCATGTCTCCGACCACCACGGATCGCCGCCTTCCAGCTGAATCTGCCGCCTGAGCACCATGCCCGCAGCGTTGTGGATTAAGCGCTTGGTGAACGGTGCCAGTACCGACAGATTAACACGAGCCTGCCACGGGTCGTATTTAACGCCATTTTCTGTTTCTGCCGGATTTTCGCGTGGTTCACGCGGCAGATACACTTCTGCATTTTCGTGCAGATATTCAGTGCCATTCGTCACCGCTTGCATGATTTCCCACTTTCTGCGCATCCGCAGATTCGTGAGATCCATGAAAAACGGGCTATCGTTATCCGTGTAGCGCCGATGCGTCAGCCTGATTCTTGTAATGTCCATTGCAGCGGCGCATGAAACCGCACTCTAGCCTGAGCTACAGTCGGCGGGCAAACCTCCGCATGATGCAGTGACTGTTGCCGCCCCAGCGAAGCCACGCCAGAGCGGTGACTTCCTGGCCGGCAGAAACGCGCTGTCACTGCGGCCTGTGCAGGGGCGCATCTTTCGGGATCGGCGCCGCTTTCGCGTCGTGCTGGCGGGCCGGCGGGGTGGAAAGACGGTGCTTGGCGGCGTCGAGCTGTTGCGTGGCGCGGCTGAACGCACCGGCGTGTATTACTACGTCGCGCCAACGTATCGAATGGCTAAAGATATAGCCTGGGATACATACAAACGCATTATACCGGATCGCTGGATACGGAAGAAGAATGAGTCAAACTTAAGAATTGACCTGATCAACGGCTCCAGCATTTATCTTAAGGGCTCTGAAGATCCCGACGCATTGCGCGGCCCTGCGCTCACGGGTGTTGTGCTAGACGAGTGCGCGTTTCAGACAGAATATACCTGGCGTTCTGTTATTAGGCCGGCATTGTCCGACCGTGGCGGCTGGGCATTATTCACGACCACGCCATCTCCCGAAGGTACTGCGGGATGGTTTTATGAGCTAGTGCTGCAACTGCAGGGCTCTGAGGATGTCAACCCTGGGCTGGAGCAACTTGATCCCGAGCAGTGGGGGCTTTACGAATACACGTCACTGCAGGGCGGAAACATTCCACTGGCCGAAATTGAGGAAGCACGTAGAACGCTTGCGCTAGAGGTGTTTGAGCGCGAATATGAAGCTAAAATTCTGTCCAATACAGGGCTGGTGGCATCGTGTTTCTCGATGCTAAACCTTGATTCGACCGTTGAAGATGACCCCAATCTGCCGCTTTACATCGGCATGGACTTCAACAATGACCCATTAACCGCTATTTGCGCCAATATCGTCCGCGTTAAGGGTCGAGCCGTCGAATTGCGTGTTTTTAACGAGCTGAACTTAAAAAATGCGACGACTTGGGACATGGCGGAAGTGCTCAATGATCTTTATGGCGAAAATCGACGTAAAATTGCCTGCCCCGACCCCACTGGCAAGCGCAAACAAACTTCCGGCGTGGGTGTGAGCGATCATCAGATCCTCCGCAAGGCCGGAATTGAAGTCTACGCCCCCGAGGCCCCATATAACATTGCCGACAAGATACGGGCGGCTAATGCAGCGCTGCGTACAGCTGATGGCGAGGTGCATACCAAGATCAACCCACGCTGCCGCGAGCTGATTAAGAGCTTCAGGACTTTAGGTTACGCCGAAGGTACGCGAATGCCAAACAAGAAGCTCGGCGTAGACCACTCGTTTGACGCCTTTGGTTATTTATGCCTGGGCAAGTTCAATATGAACAAGGGGGAGACAGGGGCGATCACCACGCACAGAGTCTACTGATCGCCCAGATTCTCTACATTTTCTCATTTTTCGTCGATTCTGCCGGCGGTCGCAGCCCAACGATCATCCCTCCGCACCAGACCAATCGCGTCGTATCGACAATCCGCTGCTCCGGCGGCTGTTCTGTGTACCACAAATGCCCGCAGCTATCACATTTGCGTCTGCGCACTCGCATTCCATCGTCAAGCCGATCTGTTTGCTGCACTGTTGTTCTTTTATGCGTGCAACGCGGGCACGGAAAGACGCTGATTCGCATTTCGCCTTGAGATTGCATTTTATTTTACCATAGCCGGCGGGAGATGGGGTAGTATGGAGCCATGGAACGCCCAACGACTTACACGATGGTCAAGCATAACGGCCAATCTGGCTGGAAGCTGCCATACGCTTACAAGCTGCTGCCCTCTAGTGGGCGCGTCGTTGTCATTGACCCTAATGGCGTCTCGCGGCTTGTTTCGCGCAAATCATTGACACTGCACTAAGCAGCGTGGTATTATGTGAGCGCATCACACTTGCTTCATGGGTAAATCACGCACTGTCATGCTTCCCAATTTTGCTTTCAGGAACGGGGAAGTGACGTACAAGGAGCCCGAGCCTGGGCTTGTCTTTGATGAGCCGGCGGGAGAATGCCGTAAATCGGCTGAATCGGCGCTCAAGCCGCGTCTTGATCTCGTCCCCACTGCTGCTATCGAAGAAATTGCTGCCGTGCTTACCTTTGGTGCCGGCAAATACGGTGACAACAACTGGTGTCGCGGTGCTCGCTGGGGGCGGTATTATGCTGCTCTGCTGCGGCATTTATTTGCCTGGTGGCGTGGTGAAAATCTTGATCCCGAAACTGGGCTGTCGCATCTTGCACATGCTGGGTGCTGCTTATTGTTTTTGCTTACATATCAGCGCAACGGCTGGGGGACTGATGATCGTTTTGCCGGCAGTGATGGGGCTGCGTTTGCCAAGGATGATGGGGTCTGATTTTTGCTAAAATCTGGTGAAAATATGGGGGTTGGGTTTTTATAGATTCGACCCCCGCCCCCCTGTTTGTGCTGCGGGTTTGTTGGTGGGGGTAAGTGTGGTGGGGATGATGGGGGAGAATAAGTGCGTTGTTTGGGAGGGTTGGATGGAGGGGGTATGGGACCCGCCCACCTGGCCGCCAAAACCGCAACCCTGCCCCCCGTTTGCTATCACGGGAGGCGAGAATCACGGCTGCTAAGTGTAGGCTAAGCTCAGTAACTCCAGCTTAAATTCTCGTCTGAGGTTTCAAGATAAAGCATAACCTCCAGCCTCTCAAGATAGCTGCTAGTTGTCATGCTACGATCAAGCGTGATCGTGTAACCGCCGCCAGTCAAAGAGAATATAAAATATTGAGCTTCATACAGTAAAACTTCCTTGATCTCGCCCGGTTGAAACCAGTCAGACTCTACGCAGCATTCTTGCGCAATCTGAGAGCTTAGGAAGTCTGTCCAGTTGACAGTCTGCCTGGTGGCAATGAAGTCGGAGAAGGCCACGGATGATCTCTAGTGCTTTGCTGTCAGAAATTGGCTTGCGTGTGACTGGCAAGCCTTGCTCCCATAGGGTCGCAACATAGGGTGATGCCTTGTCGGCTTTCTCTATTGATATGGTGCGGCCTTGGCCATCGTGACCGGGGATGCGCCACTGTTGATACGGCATGACAGCTTTAAGCGGTTGAACGATGGGAGCCTAGCATGGCAGGCTAGGTGCGTTTAACACTTAGTTACATTAGGCAAAATCGGCTCAGATGGCGCCAGGAAGTGTGTCCTATCTTCACTGGCAGAATCGGGCGAGATCCAATAACGAATTGTCGTAGCTTGCCTGTTACCGTCAAGCCAGAAATGGCCCTTAGGTAACGTTTTAATTAGCTGTTCATCGTAACGCACAGACTCAGGCAGTTCTGACCACATAGAGTAGAAAGCGCCTTTGTACCAGTGCCCATAAAGTTGATTCTCAGCAAGAATGCGGTTCCTAGTGTGATCCCACAGAAAGCGGATCGTGGCCTTGCGCTTGTCTGCCAGGCACTGATAGTTTGCAGACTGCTCGATAGATTCTCTCCAAACTGTTTGCATCTGATCCATTGTCAAACAGCGGTTTTTAGCGCAGTTCCATTCATAGGTAACGCGCCATGTGAGAGAATTCATGGACGCGAATTGTTTGTCGAGACTGGCAGGCATGATGAATGAATGCTTGATTGCCCCCAAACACTAGCGCAGAATTGCGCGATGGGGGCCTGAACGCTTAACATTCTGTCACAATGGGCAGGTTGGCCGCAGCACGGTAACGGTGGGCGCCAGTTTCCGCGTCTTGCCGCGTCCAATACTGCGAGCGGTAGCGTCCGCACGGGCTAACAAGAATCCAGCACGACCGATCAGCGGGCCGCAGAATGCGACAGCCGTTAGCGGCGGGAAATGCACGGGCTAGGTTGAATACGATCATAGCTAATGAATGCGAGAATGAATGCGAGAATGAATGCGAGAATGAATGGCGCCAGTATGAATGGCGCCAGTATGAATGGCGGCTATTTACAGCAAGCAAGTGCCACGCTTGAGTAGCACTGATCAATAGGAAACTTGCGACCGGCTAAGTCGGATTCGCGGTAGAAATATAACGCGCAACCTCTAGGGTCGGCCTGATGATAGATTAGCCCGCCACACTTGGCGGCTAATTCTGCTGCTTCCTTGAGCAGTTTCGCCTCTTGATTGGGGATAATGCCACCTTTGACGGTGCAACTGCCGTAACGGTCGGGATGGTAGCGGCGGGGGATCGTGCATTCTGCGTCGTCCCACTGAATAGCGCCGTTGCATTCATCCTCGGCCCACTTATGCAGGCGCTTCTGAATCGCGCACAAGCGGTTAAATACTGCAGCGGGGATGCGGTCTTGAGCGGTAGCGGTAGGCATGGCGGCTTGAGTGGTTGGGCTCCCCTACTATAGGGGGTGAATGGCACGGGTGCGACTAGGCGCTTAACATTTATTCACGATCACGCAACAGGGCCAGGAAGTCTTCAGCGTATGGCGTTGCCGTGCAACCATTGCAGGCAGAATGCAGCCACCAGTTAAGCGCTTCCGCTTCTGTCAGTGGTTCACCATTGCCGGACGTGGGACGGCTTACCCGTAAATGCGGGAACCGTTCCGGGCCGCCATCAGCCGGCGAAAGCCAAACTAGCCAGAATGGCGCATAAGTGATCATGCAACCTGAATGCGTGGTGCGCTTCATGGGATGAATGCAACTAGGGGGATCATAGCCCATGAATGGCACGGGCTAGGGTGAATGCTTAACAATTATTTAAGCCTGAATCGTTCCATAATGGCAAGATCGTTCTCCAGATAGGACAAGCAACGTCGATAGTAAGCCTTCCTGGCTTCCCGCCAGTCGGGATCGGTCCTGTTCTCCAGTGCGATCCGTTCCCGCATCGCTGCAATAAAACTGCGCTTATTGGCGGCGGCCTGCGGCACTGTTAGGCAGGCTGCGGACATTGCGCGTTGATAGGTTGAATACATGGGGGTGAATGCAACTAGGGGCATACTAGCCCATGAATGGCACGGGCTAGGGTGAATGCTTAACACTTGGTCACAGTGCCACCGTAAAGGCGGCAACAGGGCCAAAGTCGTCAGACATTAAAACGCTCCGATTGTGCGGACAGTCAAACATCACATGCCCATAGGCCGAGACGATGTAGGGTTTGCCGGTTTCAGCGTGCCTTTGCATGGCATAGCTAAGGCTACCCGCCAAGCCCGGAGAGGCTACGGCGTCTCGATCCATCGCCCGCAGACCATACCTTCTCCCGTTGATAGTGCGCTTCATTGAATGGGCTCTGTGAATAACTCCCCTACAATAGCCCATAAATGGCACGCTTGCCCATGAATGCTTAACAAACAGTCGCATTAGGGACTGTCTTGGCTGAGACTCACTGCAGCGCAGCCATTCTCAATAAGCGCTTAGCCTTCTGTCTCGGCTGTCTCGGGGGTGAGATCGCGCTCGTTCTCGCCTGCGACCGGCTGAGAATCGCCCTCAGGCAGCTCTGAATGGGCCTCGACGCTCACAGTCAGCACTAGATCCTCCTCGCTCAGGCCAGCAGACTCCCGCAGCTCCCCAGCGATCTCTCCAGCCCGGTCCAAGCCGCGCAGCGCTGCCCCCCACTGACCGTCCGCCAGGGCGCCCTGAATGGCCTGCTGGCGCTGCGCAGCGACCATGGCGCGTCTCAGCTCGGGTGGGGCGCTCTCAGCGGCGCACAGGGCCTGCTCAGCGTGCCGCTGTGCTCGCGTCAAGGTGCGGGCCGGCACGGATGAATGGTCGCGCTTGAGCTTCAGGCGCA